TCTAGCCCCTGCGCCAGCCGCAAATGCGCCAGCCGCAAATGCTTCTGCCGCAGAAGCTTCTAACGCACCTTCTCCTGTTCGTTCTAGTAACACCCCGAAGACCGTCAAGAAAAAGAAAAAATCAACCATCGCTCGCTCTAACCAAGCCGGTCAGTCTGTAAAAGACATCGAGAAGATGATCGAAGATAAAAAGAAAATCAAAGACAATGCAGGTAAAAAAGGCGCGGCTGATTTCAATAAACTTTGGCAAAGCAGGTAATGCTTCAAAAGCCAAGCATTCAAGTTCTTAACGCCCTTGCATCGCTCAAGGGCAACAACCAGTTTGAGACCATCCTTCAATGGATGGAGGCCTCACTACAAGACCTGTACCGAGACAGTGCCAGCACAAAGGACGAAGTCCTCTGTCGTTGGCAACAAGGAGCGGCGCAGGCTGTCAGTGAGTTTTTAGAAAAATCAAAGGATGCCGAAGAGGTAATCCGAAAATTGCGGTAGATGGTCGAAAGACTGTCTAGCGGCATATCGCCGCAACAGGTGCTGGCCTATCCCAGCAACCGTTGAACACCGAACAAATCACTCGAATACCGCAAGACTCGAATGTGACTGTCTCGGCTCACGGAGAAAAGATGTCTACATTGCCTCGTGCTGTCATCGACGCTGAAAAGCGGGCAGATGAAATTTTGGAAAGTTTGTCAAAGCAGAACCAGATGGAAGTTCAAAATCCTCAGCCACCCGCTGAATCGATTGAGACTCCTGCTCCCCAACCTCCTAACGACTCCACGCCTCCTCAAGAGGAAAGCTGGGAACACCGATTTAAGGTTTTACAAGGGAAGTACAACGCAGAAGTTCCGCGCTTTGCACATGAGAATAAAGATTTGAAGAGCCGTCTTCAATCTCTAGAGGATCAACTCGAAGAGATGAAGAATGCAAAACCTCCTGAACTACTGGTGAAGCCAGAGGAGATTGAGCAATACGGTGAGGGTTTGATTGACGTAGCCCGTCGAGTTGCCAGAGAAGAACTGGCCTCTAAGGATGCGATGATCGCAAAACTCAGATCCGAAATTGATTCAGTTAAATCTGTTCAATCACACGTCGTTCAAGATAGCTTCTTCAGATCATTGACTGAAATGGTTCCCGACTGGGAGGCCCTCAACGCCGATGCCACTTAGACACCAATTTTTTAAATTGGTTGGATGAAGTTGATGACCTAACAGGAGAAACCAGACAGGCGCTTCTCGGCAGAGCAGAACAGTCGCGTGATCCAGTCCGTGCGGCAAAGTTCTTCAACACGTACAAGAAGATGTCACAAACGTGGGCGGCAAAAAGCGCCGCATCATTGGAACAGCAAATCGTCCCCTCTACAAACCAAGCTCCATCGACACCGCAAGCGAAGAAGATTTGGACTCGCGCAGAAATTACAAATTTCTACGACAGAGTGAGACGAGGATCTATTTCAGATGCAGACGCAATTGCCATTGAAGCTGATATTGCATCAGCGTCAGTCGAGGGTCGTATTCGATGACCCAAACAAATCAATCTTTTTTTAAGGAAATATCATGTCTTTAGGCGTATCCGGCGCACCATCAGCGCTTATCTCTGGTGCATATCCTCAGTATTCAACTGCCAGTACAACCAAGTTCATCCCTGAAGTTTGGTCTGGCAAGTTGCAAGCTAAGTTCTACAAGAGCACTGTTCTTGCAGAGATCACCAACAATGATTGGGAAGGCGAGATCAAGGGTCAAGGCGATAAAGTCTATATCCGTTCAATCCCCACCATCACTATCCGTTCATACACAAAAGGTATGAACCTGACAAACGAAGTCCCAACTTCTACTCCTTTGGAATTGAACATTGACCAAGGTCAATACTTCTCCGTGGTGTTGGATGATGTGGATGCCGTTCAAGCCGACGTTAAGTTGATGGACATGTTCACCAACGATGCCAGCGAGCAAATGAAGATCACTATCGACACTGATGTGTTGAACGGTGTGAAAACAGGCGCAGCATCTACCAACAAGGGTGCAACTGCTGGTGCTTTGTCGACAAACATCAACTTGGGTACAACCTACGCTACCCGCGCCATTAGCAAGACCAACGTGTTGGACTTGATTTTGGACATGGGCCAAGTGTTGGACGAATCCGATGTTCCTGAGAGTGGTCGTTGGTTGGTCATTCCTTCTTGGATGGCCGCGATGATTAAGAACTCTGACCTGAAGCAAGCGTACTTGACCGGCGACAGCCAGTCTCCCTTGCGTAACGGCAAGTTGGGCATGATCGACCGCTTCACCCTGTACGTCTCCAACAACCTGCCAACAGC